GCTGTAATGTCTTTGTTCTCAGGCGCACCAGCGACTCTGACAACTTTCCACATTTTAGTTGCAGCTGCACCACCGGCAACATTTAAAAGTACAGTCGATTGACCATCTTTGTTGTCAGTAGCAGTAAACGATGTTACGTTAAAGCTTTTTCCGTTATTACTTGTTGGACATGCAGCGTCTGTTTTAATCATGTATTCTTGAATTGGATCGTCATTCACGAATGCCTGACCGTTGCTGCTTCCAGTATTATAGTCTACACCAAATGCTGTTCCAGCATCTACAAAATTAACAAATCTTGGTTTTTTAGTTGTGCTATCAACGTAAAAAATTCCGTTAAATACACCCACTAAAAGTGATTCAGTGGCGTTAGTATAAGTAGCACCACCTGCACCTGTGTCATCTGTAGTTGCGAAAGAAGCGTCTTGTAAAAAACCTTCTGAACCTGCTGCATCTTGCAGAGATACAGGATTGTTTTTGTAAAGACCAACACCTGGGGCTGACTCGACTAGGTATTCAGACTGACCGCCGATTGAAGGTGTGTTACCTAATCTTTCGATCATCTTTAAACCAAAGCCTGTTGTTGAGCTATTAGCCATAGTTGTTTCTCCTTTATGTGCCTGTCCCGAAGGACCTCCAGCACGATTTATTTTAATTTAGCGGATAGGAATTGTTAAAAAATTAACGTTTCTTTGTACCACCAAAAGTTACACGCGTTTGTCGATCAGCATTGATCGGCATACTAGGATGTTGTTCCCTCATAAGATCGTTGTCAATTGCTTCGTTTCTCTCCTGAGTTTGTCTTTTAAAGTACTCAGTTCGAGATTGTGCGATCTCTTCCGGTATCCTTGCCAACACAAGGCCACCAACTCCAATCACTCCTGCGTATTTTCCTTCCTTCATAGTAGGGTAAATGTCATCTGGATATTCATCAGCTCTCACTAATTCATAACCTGATCTTAATTTACCAGACATGTTTTTAGTATCGTCAAATCCTAAAACCTCTGTCCTTAGCCATCTATGTTTGAAACCCTTTGGCGCAGGTGGTGCATCTAAAGATGATGGGGGAGCCCATGTCGTAGGTCTAACCTCTTTAGCCCTAGACTGGCTTGCACGAGTGGTTTTTTTAGTTTCTTTTGTCATATGCTATACCTCCTTCGTGATTTTTAACTGTTTCGCATATTCTTCCAGTGGCACACCTAATTTTTTAGCAATTGCTACCTGTGAAGGTGTGAGAGACACAGTTTTGCGACCTGGTTTGACAGAACGTCTAGCCGAAGCTACAGTTCGTACAGGTTTGGTCGTTTCCCTTTCCTCGTTTGTATCAAATTTGTGAGGGAATTCAAGTCTTATTCTTTTATCAACTTCTGCGTAATATTCATCACTTGTTGGGTCAAAGTCTTCTTCATCCACTAGTTTTTTGTGTATATCAAAAGCAGTGTAAGTCATTGCACTGTCTTTACCAAACCAAGTATTTTTTTGAGCCCAATCCTGTGCTTTTGGATCAGGTTCTCTAGTTTGTTCGGCTCTTCTAGACGGTGTAATATTTACAGGTCTTTCCATAAGCTCGGCTCTAGATGTTGTGTTTTTCTGCTCTTCTAATCTTGCTTCCTCGTAACCAAGTCTAGCAATTTCTTTTTGAGCATTAACTTCAGCTTCTAAATCTCCAGCTTCTCTGGCAGCTGCTAATGTTGCATAAGTAGCTTTAAGATTAGATTTAATTTTTTCTTCTCTATCTTTTAAACCACTTTTTTCTAGTTGAGAGTATTTTTTTCTAAGACTATCAGAAGTTGCTTTAACTGATCGTGCATATTCTAAAGCTTCTTCTTTTTGTCTTTCAGCCTCTCTTATTTTTCCAGTAAGTTTATCAATTCTTCTTCTGACTTTCTTACTATATGATTCTAATTCTTCATCTTTCTCTGTACCTTCTACAGGTGTTTCTTTCGCTTGTTCAACAGTTTCTGTCTGTTCAACTTTTACTTCTTTCTCTTCTTCTTTTGCTTGTTGTTCTTCTGGTACATCTACATCTACATCAGGTCCTGATGTATCAATGTCTACCATAGGAACATCTTTTTTTTCTTCGTTGTCTATTGGCATAGTTTCCTCCTATGTATTAAATGTAATGCAACATAAATTCTGGGTCAGCAACGGTACCCAAAACTTCGTCGTCGTTAAGAATACGGACTTCTCCGCCTTCTATTGGTAATCGTGATCCAGCGTACCTTGCAAAGATCACCCAATCTTTTTCTTTACACCATGCGCCTTGAGGAAATTTTTCTTTATCCTTATATGCGTCTGGTCCTATTTTTAAAACATAACCGCAGTTAGTTGCGATTCTTGCTTTGTCTAAAGATTCTTGTGAAAATATTAAACCACCTTTAGTTTTTTCTTTTGGTGTAAAAGGTAAAACTAAAAGTCTCCAACCAGAAGGTTCTGGTAAATTGTCTATTACTTTGTCAACGTTTGTTTCGTCAACTCTTTTTAACTTTTCTTCTTTGTCTTGCTCTTTATATTTTTCTTCAAGAGCCATTTTTATCTTCGGGCTTTCCGAAGTCGATAACGTTTCCTTGCTCATTTTTTTGCTCCTTTTCTTCTAGCAGGTTAGAGATTTCCTGTTGTATTATTTGTAAAGCATGTGCTTTCCCAAGCAGATACTTGTATTTTTCCATATTGTCAACCGATCCAGATGTATAAGTTTCTTGAATCTGATTGATTCCTTCTTTCAACATTCGTTGAATTTTGTAAACAATAGTTATTGGGTCCATTATATTTTATATGCCTGTAGTTCGTTTAGTTTTTCTTGTGCTTCAGCTATTTTTTGTAATTGTTTATCAACCTCATCAATGTGTTGAGGATGTTCTCCAATACCAACTGAATTTTCTAAATAGATTTTTATTGTAGCGTCTGCTTCAGCTATTTGTGCGTTATACCTTGCTTCAAGCGCGTCTATTATTGCTCTTTTCACCTATAACTCCTTTTAATGTTTTAGCTTGTTTAGCATGTGATTTAGAAGCTTTTTTCAAAGCTTTAATTACTTTTTTTACTTTTGCTTTTTTTGCTTTTGTCATTTTAACATCTCCACCTTCTTCTAGCCTGACGGATTCTAGAATTAGGATCGTTACGAGTTTTAGCTGATGATCTTTTTAATTGTCCTAGTGATCTTGCGCAGTATGATTTTCTACGTTTTGCAGCTTTTGATCCAGGCTTCACTTTTCCTGTCACGGCTGTTTTTAGTTTTGAACCGGGATTTAATCTTCTATAGGCTTTGACACCGGCTCGTGTCATTCCTGCTCCAGACTTTGTAGGTCTAAAGTTCTTTTTGTTTCTAGCTGGCATTGTACCTTTGTTGTATAATTCTCTAGACGTTTGTGTTCTTGCTATCATTATACTTCTACCATCCTAGTCATATTTATAATTCCACCATTCATAGCTTTTTTTCTTTTTGTAAATGTTGGAACGTTAGTTGGTTTTGGACCAGTATTATTCGCTGCTCTTTTTCGTCTGACAGCACTCGCCTTTTGCGAACTTGTCATCCGTGTGGCTTTCGCAAGTGGGACGCATTTTGGATACTTTCGTTTTGATCCGCTCGCTGATTTTCTCCCACATGGTTGATACTTCCCGTTCTTCTTCGGGGCTCCGATATCCACCCACTTCTCGTCTAGCCATTCTTTAAGTCCTTTTTTAGCCATTAGACATTCTTAAAAGCTTTTCTTCTGTCTCCCATGATAGCACCGCAACCTTTGGTGTATAACTTTTTACTTGTTGATCCACCTGTGTTCATTTTCTTTCTACCCACTTTGCCTTTGCAATATTTAGAAGCCCAAATGTTCGCATATGCACTGGGGTATACCTTGAACTTTTTCTTCGCTGCGGCTTTACCTGCTGGACAAAGTTTAGCCATTATCTCATTTCTTTTCCGAATCCTCTTTTAGCTTTTCCTCTAGAGCCTGCTTTAAGTTCTCTTACGACTCTTTTCTTTTCAGCTTTTAGATTCTTCTTACCTTTTTTAGTGTATGCTTTTTCTGCATCTACTCTTCCAAGTTCTTCAAGACGATTCATTCTTTTAGTATTTTTTGCGTGGCCACCTTTTTTCATTCCACCTCTGTCCATTAGTTCAGTAGGTTTTCTTTTTGATTTTTTATCCACTCCGTATCCTCTAGAATACATTGCAGATCCACCACCCATTTTTTTCATACGGCCACCATCTTTGTAGCCCATTATTTTTTTCGCAACATCAGGTCTTTCTTCCGCTAAAGCGTTCATACCTTCTGTAGGATATTTCTTTTTATCTCCTGGCATATTATTACCCCGTTTGTGTATTTTTTTTGATTTCCCCTTTTTTCTTAAGTTCCATCATGCTTTTATCTTTTGCCGAGTAAACTTTACCATTTGCTTTTTCGTGATCAGGTCTAGGTCTTACTCTAGGCTTTGGTTGATAGTCAGTTCTCATTATTTTTTTCCTCCTTGGCCATTACGCCATATTTGTGTTCCCTTTATACCATAAACGCTCGCAACTACAAGGATCCATAAATTTGTGAACCATGTCGGCAGTGACGCGAAATGTTCAAAGAACAGTTTTACTTTATCCATAGCGGTGGGATCTTCCGATATAACCGCCCAAGCCAAAACTAACACGGGCGCAGACAAAATCAATAAAATAAATTCGTCCTTATAATCATTTTGACGAGCTTCTAGTAATTTTCCCTGATACTGCTCTTCACCTCGAGCTTGCTTTTCGGCATGCAATAGCTGTGCCTCAGACATTGCCATCTTTGCCTTCTGCTTATTGGCATAAATCTTGCTTCCAGCAGATACGGCTAATTTAATTGCCGATAACCACATATTAGTACCAAGTTACAGTTGATCTTTTGTTTTTTAGCATTCTTCTTTGACCTTGTACTCTGTCTTTTTGAGATTCATTTGGTTTTGACATCTCAACAGGTACTCCGCCTTTTAAAAGACCATCTTTGTTTGTAAATTTTTTAAAATCTACATGTTTTGACTGAGTTTTAATCATAAGTCTCCTATTTTTTTCTCAATTTCCTTAATGTTATAGCAAGTCGAGCCTTTTGTCCAAGCTTTCCTTTCTTTTTTGCTGCAGCTTTCAATTTTGAAGCAGGTATTTTTTCACCTTTTTTAACTCCAAGAGCTTTTCTTAATGATCCTGGTTTTTTAACTGCTTTTTGTATCCACTTTTTAGTCATTATCTGTCGTTTTTAAGGGCGTTTTGCAATAAAGTTTTTTCAAGTGAAGTTTCAGCTCTCATTTCTGCTAATTCTTCGTTCTGTTCTAATTTATTGTCTTGGTTTTGTTGATTCATGACGGCTTTCATACGATCTAAATCAATTCTTTTATTCTCGTATTCTTTTCTTCTTTGATTTTCAGCCGCTCTTAAGTCTAATTCTCTAGCTTTTAACTTAGCAAGAGGGTCATTATCAAACTGAGAAGTAATATCTTTTTCTTCCTTCATAAATTCTTCAGTCATTTCAGCAATCAACACAGCTTTTCTTGCTTCAAACTTGTCTGAAAACTGTTTTAACTGCATTTGAATCTGTGGATTTTGTGCCATTGCAGGATTTACTTGAGCTTGTTGTTGTATTTGTTGAATTTGTTGAATGTCTTCGGCCATTTCCATTTCAGTTTGCTCTTGTGCCATTAATGAAATGTGTTCAAAAATATTTTTTTCTAAACTCGCCATGATAAGTGGATTATTTCTAGCAATGTTAGTTGCCATAAAATTCATGTGAGCTGTTATGTGCGCTCTATGGTCTTGTCCAGGGAAAGCTTGAAAAGGTTTTCCACCCATCGCATCAATATGTTCTAATGCAGGATCTTTTGGAGCAGGTGGTTGAGGACGTATTAATATTGAATCTACATCTTTTACACCTAATGCTTCATACATGTTTCTATAAACATTATATGTGTTGTGAATTTTTGGGTTTGACATTGCCAGCTGCAACTCTGTTTGCGCTAAAGATATTCGCTGTGATTGAGAGAAAATATTTGGGTCAGCAACTGGCAATATATCTATCCTGTCATCGAAGTCCAATTGTTTAATCATTCTTTGACCACCGACAACATCGTATGGATATTCTTGAGGTAAGTATGTTTTAAATACTTGCGATAATAATTTAAATTCTTCTTTTAAGGCTGCGTAAATTCTTTTGTGGATTGCAGACATTGTTCTGCTTCCTCTTTCAAGCAAGGCGACTGTCGTTCCCACCGCGGCTTGCTGATTACCCTCACCTATTTGCAGGTCTGCTATTGAAGCAAATCTTTGTCCTGCATTAACTACGACACCCATAAGCTGTAACAGAGTTGATGAAGGCTCTTTGTATGGAAGCATCATAAAGGCATCTCTAATACTTCCACCTGGCGCATCTACATCTCTAAATTCTCCTGGTTGAATTGATTGTGCATCATCTCTAATTCTTATTCCTCTTTGTTTAAATCCAGCAGGTAGATTTGATAATGTTCCTGCATCTAACAAAGATCTTAAAGCAGCCGTCGCAGTTCTTGATAAACCGCCAATCATGTGAATTAAACCAAAACCGTAAAAGCCTAGTCCTGGTAAAAATTTAAAGTGTACAAAGTAATTTACTTTTTTCTTTAGTGGGTCTTCTTGTTTGTAGTTTCTTCTTATAGATAAAATTTCTTTTGAGTCTTCTTCAATAGTTACGATGTAAGGTAATTTAATTCCTGTTGGTTCACCGTCCTGTCCTATATCTTCAAATCCATCTAAATCTAAGTCAACATGGAACTCAAGCAAAGTATGCATGTCTTCGTTTTTCCCGGTTTTTTTAATACCCTCTAGCTCATGTTCTTTTTTTTCAATTTCTGTTTCATGTGCTTGTCCAGGTTGAGGTATTTCTACATCTCTGTAGAAACCCATGACCTGTTGTTTTCTCAAATCATTTTCCGTAATCTTAATTACGTGAACGATAGATTCCGCATCTTCTAATGAGGTAGCAGAATATGGAACTACTAAATCGTCCGCAGGAACAAACTTAGAAACAGCTCGTCCTAATAAATCATCATAGTAAACTTTTTTAAAAGTTGATCCAGCTAGTGGAAGATGAAATAACATAGAATCAAACTCAGGTTCGTATTCCCTCATTTGATCCATGATTTGATAATTCATAAATTCTTTTACACGATTTGCTTGTTGAATTTTTTGTGGAGTATTGATTCCTAAAATTTGTGTTCTTACTGGTCCAGTAGCTGGGAGTAGCTCTTTATAAGCGAGCGCCTGAAACTGAGTAACAGCTTCAGCAAGTACCGGGTGAGTCGCCCCCGAGGCACCTTGAAACGGTTCTGATTTTTTTTCATATTTAAATCCTAATAAATCAAGTCCAGTTGTGTATGTGTGTTCCCAATCTTTTCTTGATGCTTTGTAATCTCTATAATTTTCTAATAATGTTGTACCTAGTCTACCAGATTCTGTTTCATCTAAATAGTCTGCTAAGTTTGCATAGTGATCCGTTGGCGGAGGCATATTTGAATCTTCGCCATAATTAATATCTACTGATCCATCTTCGTTCTCAACAACTTCTGTTGGTCCAGAATTATTTTCTGGTTCAGAAATTTGTTGAATCATTTCATCTTGAGTTACTTCTATAGTCTCATCTACGTTTGGTAGCGCTTTGTCTATTTCTGCCATTTATTTTCTCCAATCGAACTGTTTTAACATTGTTATATTTTAAATTCAAGCCTTGAGGGGTTGGTCCAGACTTGGGTGGTAATAAGTGTGTTTTGGGATATTTAGTCATCTTTTTTTAAAAAAATTAGCTATACCACCTGATGCAAAAGGATAAGGTGGATCTTCATCAGGTAGATCGTAAATAGGTTCACCGTATTTATTACTTAAATATTCGGTAGCACCTACATCGCTTGAGTTTACTTCCTCTACAATTGCTTTTTTCTTTTTAGATTCTATAAATTCTTTCATTGTAGGTTTTTGATCTGTTGC